CGCAACAAGATATAATCCGACGACGGAATATTGTCCAGAAACTGCTGGAGCATAACGTCCAAATCTTCACGGGTTCGGATATCTAGTAATTCCATGTTTTTGCCGTAAAAGTCGGTCGGACGAACTTGATAAGAATTAGCGCGTTGTTGCTGTAGCGAAGCATTGCGTTTGTCCTCTTGTTCTTTATATTCATTCAATTTTGTAAGAAACGTACTTCGGTAGAAGAAACACGGATGTTTGTCATATCGCGCCGACAATTTAGGAAAATGGTCGCGAATGATGTGGATATTGTTTTTGGCGTTTTGGGAATGACACACCAATCCTCCCTCTTCTTCCTCGGAACTGTATTCCACCTTATAAATATAAGTCAACTTATAACTACTATGGTTGGGTTTCGATGACCCATACAATTGCCAGTTGTTAACACCGGAACTAATTCCGTCGTCGAACGCGTCTTCCCACGAATTCGTCTGTCCGAGTTCGCCCCCTTTGGCCATATCCGACCAAACCTCCTGTATCCGTTCCATAACCATTTGTCGCAACAAAATTTGTGCGGGGCGGTCGCAGTGAATACCAATAATCAAGTGGATACCGTCTTTCGTAATATTTTTATTTTGGATGCGATTGACATCCGTTTTTTCAAACAAATACACGTAGAAACTGCTGTCTTCGTCAAACTGGTAAATGTCATTCAATGCCCCCAAATACACTTCCACCAAATCGCCCACGTGGTCGCGCGTATATTTGCGCTCCGAACATTCATACGGAAATCGCAAATCCACGTCCACCAAAATGGGGCCTTTTTCGGGCAACTGTTTTTCGGTCAAATACTCGGGCAATCCTTTGGCCACTACTTCGTCGAAATATCGTTTGAGAAACGTCGGATATTCTTCGGCGGGGACGTGATAATTGCCCCCGTAAATGTTGAATGCGGGGTCCCCAATACGCGTATTCGTGCTTTCACGTGTGTCGTCTTTCTTTAGTTTATAGGTTCGCAACATATATTGGAATGGGCTCAAATTGTCCGAACTGGCAGAGTGCGAAATGGAAGAGCCCGAGACGTCTGCCGAGGCAGGCGCAACGGCTGTCGTCGCAACAGGAGCGGTTTCGGTTTTATTTGGTTTTCTCAATATAGTCGTTTTCATTATTTAGGGCGGGTTGATTTTATATTATAGAATTGTATTTAACTTCCTTCCAATTATACTTATCGCACGATGAAATCAATTTTATGAAAATTTCAAGCAAATTTCGCTAGAATATCCATTCTCCCCAAAACGGAAAACGAAAAAATTGATATAAAACATAAAAGGGAAACAAAGAGATAAAACAAAGAATACAATCTATTCAAAATCTATACCGGCCCACAATGAAATTCTGTTCTGAATGCTCGAATATGCTCTATATCCAAATCAATCCCCAAGACAGCAACAAATTGTCGTATTATTGCCGTTCGTGTGGATTTCGCGACGATGCGCTTTCGGAGGAAAAGGTCTGTGTTATGAACACGCAATTGAAAAAAGGAAAACAAGTGTATAATCATATTGTCAATAAATATACCAAACTGGACCCTACTCTCCCGCGCATATACACACTGAAATGTCCGAATGGGGCGTGTAAAACAAATACAGAACAAATCGCCAATCCGGAGGTCATTTATATTCGATATGACGACGACAATTTGAAGTATTTGTATATGTGTGTGGAATGCGATACGACGTGGAAGACGGACAATAACACGTAGATGGAAGTATTGGTGTGGATAGAATGGTAAGTAGTGTTGTGTTATGTGCTTTTGTTTGTTTTTTATGCGTGGTTTTTCAAAAAAATTGAAGCCCGCTGTGTCCATCAACAAGTGTTATCATCCAAATCAACATAAAACAAAACATTTAGAATAACATATTCCCTTTTATTATACCAATCAAATAACTATGTCTGACATTGAAATGGATAGTGATGATGACCGTTCCGTCAACTCTGACGAAAGCGACGTCGATAACAAAATGAAAGAATTCAATAGTAAGCTAAAAACCAAACTTCCATTTGACAATGATGGTTCCGGCGATGAAACATCGGATGCGGAGAGCGATGACGATGAAAATGGCGGTGGCGAAGAAGAAGACGAAGACGACGACGGGTCGATGATGTCTTCCGATATGGAAGAGTTGGATAAAGAAATGGGAGAGGATGCGGGCGAGGGGGCGCAGCCCCCGGCCGCCACTAAAAAGAAGAAGACCGCCGCAGCTAAATCAAAGCAATCGCGTATAGCAGACGACGAAAACGATTTCATCAATGAAATAAACGACGGGTTGGACGAAGACGAAGAAGAAGAAGCGGAAATAGGAGAAAAGGATTATTTGCGCAAATTCGGTGCGAGTACGCGAACACACATTATTTCCGAGCATCATCAGGAATTGCTACAACATAGTTCCGACGAAATAGAAGCGATGACGATGGTTTCCCGTGGAATATATGGCGAAATCAATGACCCCCTTCATCGGACGTTGCCGTTCCTGACCAAGTACGAACGCGCACGCATTTTAGGCGAACGTGCCAAACAAATCAACGCGGGGGCAAAACCGCTGGTCAAAATACCTGATACATTGATTGACGGATATTTGATTGCGCTGAAAGAATTGGAACAGAAACGCATTCCGTTTATAGTAAAACGTCCATTGCCGAATGGTGGCAGCGAATATTGGAGATTACAGGATTTAGAATTGTTATAATATACATATACTTATACACATAGAATACAACCAATAACAGTGTGGTTGTATTCCGACAATAATATCTATTCTCCAGGGTAAATACCCTGGAAAAAGACATATGCTAATTCTCCATTTCCGTTCCCCGGGCGGAACAGAAATGGCGAATAGACAATAACTACCCCTCAATAAGAATATAAAAATAGGGCCAGAAAATAAGATAAGGTAAGACACGTTCTTTTTTATGATTTATTTCCAATTTCCCAGTTCTCATCCAGACACATATAAACATTTATATGTGCTAACTGCCACCGAACCACCCATTGAAACTCTTTCTTATTCTCTCTCCCAATACTTGAATGAAATAAAAAACAAGTTGTCCGTGCGCGAAAAAGAATGGGACATTTACAAGAAATATACCAATACATACGAATATATTCACACCGTGGTTCCTCACAAGAAGAAGGCGGTTTCCAAATACAAACCCCTCTCCCGTTCTTACTTCAAAATGATTGAACTTATTCACACGTTTGATTTATTTCAAATACACGAAACTGTTCCTCCACCACCCGGATTTACTAAACTCGCCATATCCAGTTCCTCCCAAATGAACGCAATACACACATTTCATTTGGCGGAAGGACCCGGCGGATTTATCGAAGCCATCGCCAATACGAGAAATAACACATACGACGTGTATTATGGAATGACTATTCAGGACGACAAACACGATGGAACCATTCCGTCATGGAAAAAAAGCGAGGAATTCCTCTATTCGCATCCGAACGTCATTATTGAACACGGAAAAGACGGAACGGGCAATTTGTTGTCTTACGAAAATTTCATACATTGTTGCGACAAATACGCGTCTTCTATGGACGTTATAACGGGAGATGGCGGGTTCGATTTTTCCGCGGAATTCAATAAACAAGAAATAAACATAACGAAGTTGTTATTCGCGCAAATCTGTTATGCGGTGTGTCTCCAAAAAAAGGGCGGTAGTTTTATATTGAAAATATTCGATGCGTTTTATACACACACTATGGATATGTTAATGTTGCTCACTTCCATGTATAAACGCGTATATATGACAAAACCGCTTACTAGTCGCATCGGCAATTCCGAAAAATACATTGTGTGTAAGGGGTTTTTACACGAAAATACATTGGCGTTCGGCGACATTTTGCGGACAACGTTTCGTGATGTGTTGGCGTGCCCGGAAGACAAGTTCGTCGTGGAATTGCTAAATATTCCAAAAAGCGTGTTTTTTCAGTCGCGATTGGAAGAATTCAATTCTATATTTGGACAACAACAAATAGAGAATATTCACTACACGATTTCATTGATTGAAAAAAACGTCAAAACGGAAAAAATCAATATGCTCATTAAAAACAATATATCCAAGTGTGTCAATTGGTGTATGAAATATAAGGTTCCATATCATTATATTATGGGAAACAACATCTTTTTGTATTCTTCCAATTATACCCCCACCGGAAACTTTGGAGAATCCGGTTCGCCAATCATTTCGGAACCGCAGCATAACGACGTGGCCATTACGACCACATAATGCGTTGCCTACCTACCCTATACCAGCCCATATTATCCGTTATACATATTTTTACGTCTCGAACAAGTAGTAATCATATCTCCCGAACCCGCTTTGGGGAATATGGGAGTGCTGCGTAGAGGATAACCTATTTTATCCTTGGTGGTATTAATATTTTCCGGAACTCCATACGCGACTGCGTTCGATACTTCCATGCCATAAGACACCGCGAAAATAGTTCCGTTTCGCGTAATGGTCGTGTATTTTTCTTGTAATGTTCGGGCGCTGGAAGATACTGCTCCGTTTGTTCCGTAATTCGCATTTCCGGGTTTATAATTGACTACAGTATACATCGGGAATATGCTATGTTGTTGTGTAGATAAATATGCTTGTGGTGTAGAAACAAAAACGGGCAGCGTATTGTACGTATTCGCGGTTCTATCATCCAGCCAAGGCGCAATATTTGGATAATATCCAGGTGAAAACCCTAACATTTGTGCGATTACCGTATCTTCAAACCGTAACGCACAAATTTGAGCAACGGACCCATCTCTTGGTGTCCACGCCGGGTCTCCATTTATTTTAGGTATGCTATAATACAGTGATGGATACAGGGTGGTGCTGTATGGATATTGTTGAATTTCGATTTTATCATTGTAATTATTATAAATAAATTTCATTAAAAATATTTTTCCTCCTGTTCTAGTTTCAATGATATAATGGTTGTTATTTTGCATTATTTTTTCCAATTCTTGGTTCAATCCTTCAATAGTATAATACCCTGTTTCAATACGCACTTCATATCCATTGTCAGGAGCTCGTCCTTCACCATCAGGAGCGTAAGTATCGTTCAACCAATAGTACGTAAAATAATTTTGGTTCGCATCAATTGGAATATAACCCTTGTTGCATTTGTTCAATCCAGTGGTAACATAGAAGTTGGTTTTGGAGGCAAATCCTGCCAAAACGGAAGGCGCACCTTGTCGCAATGTTATTACGCTATTTTGCTTATACGTCATATTTCGGTTCATATAATATTCGTGTGTGTCCGCGAAATAGACTTTGGAGTTGTCCCTTGCCAAGCTGTATTTTTGATGATACATCCCCCCGCTTCGAACTCGCCGTTTAGCGTTTTCCGCCATACACACATTTTTATCGGTACACGTTCCGTTTTCGTATACGCTGTTTACCAAATTAGCATCTAACGTATTTTGAATGCCATATGCGCATTGGTTGTTCGGTGAAACAATGGCGCGTCCGGGCCCATTTAACTCATCTAAAGAAGCGGATGTACGTGGATTGTATTTATGTGTTTCAGAGGGTTCCACTAATATTTCTCGTCGAACAATTTTCAAAGGCAAGGGATGAAACAATGCGCGATTATTGGTCGAAAGGTCGAGTTCGGAACGTTGATTTTTTTTTATAATAGAAGTTATTTGACTTAACGTTCGGCCCTTCCACGGGGTGTATCCTAATGGGTTCATATTCAGTCTTGCCGACATTTCACGATTATAATATATTATGATACAATATATTATAAATTTAATCGTTATGAAAATAAATGATAAGCTATTTCTATTGCTAATACTCCTTTTGTGCGTTGTAATATTACTATTTTGCGTGTTTTATTTTCCAGTATTCTCGTCTATTTCTCCATCTTGCGGTCGTCAAATAGAAGGAATGGGGTCCCCGGGAGGAAACAAAACATACGTGTATTCTCCCGATGGAACATCTTCTGGAATTCAAAAAAACATTCGTCTCAGTGATTTGAAACACGAGACATACGAGGCGGTAGAGTTTCTAAAACAACGGAAGGGATTGGTGTATCAAGCCCCCGCTCCGCCAGTATCCGAAACAATGGAACCTCCACCAACCGCACAAGCAATTGAGGCAGAAAAGAAAGACGCAGAAGAGGTTGGAGGCCAATTAAAAGAGATGGAAGACAAATTGGAAAGTTTAATTGATATGACACGGTATAATAGTGAATATAGTAAAGATGTGAATACGTCCGACCTGTATAAGACATACAACGATTTCAATACCAATATAACAAATGAAATGGATAAGGAATTTGCCGATTTGTTTTTGTCAGAAAACATTGAAAAACGCAAAATCGAAACATTCTCCCGTTTTAAAGATAAAATAATGTATTATGATACGGCGTACAACTACACTAAATTCTTTTTAATTCCGTCCACTGGTCGCCGAGATTATGTTCAATCCGAGTTTACCAACTATTGGGTAGGATTAATAGAAAAACATTCCGATAAACAATCTACTCTGGATGAAATCAAACAAAAACTGTATGCCATCCTCCAGCCTACGTTTATTTTCACGCGTCTTTGTTCATATTACAAAGAAAACAAGAAAATGTTCTCGCACCGAGACGACGCCCTGCTTATTGTTAATATCGCCGCGCAAACTATTCGCGAATTAAAATACGATGCGTTGAAACCCAACCACGACCAAATTATATCGGCTTTACCTAACGATAAAGAAGACCAGCGAAATGTCGTATTACATTTGGATACAATACAATATACCGATATTGCCTGTATCGTATATCAAATCGTGTTAATGATTGCCTATAACGTGAACGAATTTTTCGGTTCGGATTTCAAAGATTTCAAAACCAATTATGAAACGTACGTGAAAAAGAAGGGAATAAACAGCTTTTATTTGTTTCTAATGGAACATCCTCCCAAATTATCATCGATAGAACATAACCCGTCTTAGAAAGAAAGAAAAGAAAACGTTTCTATAGAATAAATACTCTTGGAACAAACTTAAACACTTTCTTTTTACACACTACAACGACAACGAACGAATGAATGTTTGTATTCCTATAACAGAAGTGTCTCCCCAAAACATTTATTTCACCGAAAAACGCAAAAATATTATCATAGATGGAGTATTTGCTAAAATCGTGTATTCTAACGCGTTCGTTTCTCTAAACGGATTATACACCTATATTAACGAACCGACGTCGCCGCCTCAATTGCCGTTAGCTCATCTTTCTGACACACTAAACACGGCGAATATGGACTATACGATGAACCCGGTGGGTAATAATGTCAATGGTCATATTGCGCGTTTATGTCGATTAGAAAAGGATTTGTTAGAACAATATAAAACCATTTATGGCGTTTCAAAAAACATAACATATACTCTTCAAACGCAACTGCTTACCAACCATGTATCTTTTTGTTCCACAAACACAGCGTATTCTTTTGCGGAAGTATCCGATGGCAATGTATATAAACCGCCAACCGCTCCCGTTTCTATATGGTTTCATTCTCCCGAAGAAACGTCCATGAAATCAATGAAATCGTCTTATTCGTCTAATACACTTATTTCTCTATTACAGAGCACGGGTGCGCGGGAATGCGACAATAGCCATAAACACTATGATACAGGGGGGGTACCCCGGAGAATAGACGTTAAATCTCGGTCGGCGCATAAACTATTGGATGAAGAGAGACTACCATACACCACTATCCATAAAAATACATACAATTGTTTAAAAATTTCCGGTATTTGGGAGAACGCAACCTCTATTGGATTAACATACAAATGGATGTATTGTTCTCCCTTTACTGGATAATCGAACGGCAAATCGGCAAATCGGCAAATACACAATTATATAACGATAATTGTGTATGTGTATAGGTGTATATCTATGTCTGTAGCTTACTTATTACCACCAGTAAAACTCATTTTCATGGAAGACGCAAGTCTTGGAATCATATTGCGAAATGGAACGTTTCCATACCGTAAGTCGTGTGTTCGCATATCTATGTCCTTGGGTAAATATGGTATTTCAAAATGGTCTACATTTATCATTTGGTCAGAAACGCGTATTTTTAATTGTTTAATGTCTACTATTCCCTCTTCAAACCGGGCTATGTTTCGTGAACGATAATACCGTTGAAAATCTGAGCGGTTTACTATTCGGAATTGGTCCAAATTATTATGGGAAACTAGGGGAGACCGGATTGGAACAAACTCGGAATAATCAATAGTTAGTCCTCTTGATTTTGCACGATAAAGTATTAGATTGTCTTCATACCCCCATCCCCAATAATTGGGAAATCCATTCATGCTTTCAAAATCTTTTGCGGTAACAGAAAATATTCCACCCAATGCGAACTCGAACCCATAAAAATGCTTAATTGTTCCGTGCTTTGTTTGGTAATTGAACTGTCCGGGAAAAGTAGAAACGGTGTCTACATCATTGAACACAAGTGTTATGTCTTTATAATCGTTTGGATATTTTTGAGAGACATATAAATACCCGATGTTCTTCATTGCTCCTCGATTAAACGGTCTCTTGTCGCATTGATGGATAACGCAAATTTGATAATCTGTTTCTGCATATACCGATAATATGTGTTTCATGGTATTTAAATACTTGTCGAGTTCAGGCGCTCTGTCTCTGTATGGAACAACAAATACTATCTTTGGAACTATTTCCTGTTTGCCTATTATCTGTACAGCCGGTGGTTCCACTACTTGTGTTTCCATTACGGGTGGTTCCACAACAGGTTCTATTACGGGTGGTTCTACAACGGGTTCCGCAACAGGTTCCACTACAGGTTCCACTACAGGTTCCACTACAGGTTCCACTACAGGTTCCACTACAGGTTCCACTACAGGTTCCACTACAGGTTCCACTACAGGTTCCACTACAGGTTCCACT